TTTAAGATAGATTATCAAAGCTATGATATAAATTGTTACACCAATAGCTATTATTCTTGCAGTTCTCTCACTCATAATATGTAGCTGAGATTACATTACAGAATCCTTGAATGTCTTTTGTTGTATCTTCATCTGGTACACAATCTATTCTGATTATATTGTTACCATTAGTAATTACATACACATCATCCCATTCTTCTATCTCTATATTTGTAACAGCTTCTGCATACAATGACTTGATACTGAATGCTATTACTACAAAACATATCAACATTACTATTCCTATACTTGTTTTCATACGATACCTTTCTTTCTTGCATTAATAAAAAGCTGCTCTCTTTTTGTATTCCACATATCTTTCATATCATTATCTTTGGCTAGTTTAGAAACTCTTAATAAAGCAGCATACCTTTTTACAAATTCTGTTGATTTACTTATTGGTTTCATATACATCCTCCTATTGATAGTAGTATTATTATTACATTTGATATTAATATTATGTCCATATTATGTCCTTTCTCTCGACTCTATCCTCATTAACGAGGCGTAGCCGAGCAAATTTTTTGTTCCTCTTTTGTTCTTAATTACCTAGATAGAAAAAAACCCCCAGTTCAATTAAGAACCAGGGGTTAGATTACTTTACAGTAGACCTTTTTGTTTTAGATCATTGCTGATTTTCTCAACAATATCTTGTGAGTAAACAATAAGATTATCAACTGATGTCTGAGACTTGACCTTTGATTTTCTAGTGTAACCAAGTGTCCAACCAATATCTCTTGAGAATTGTTCAATGATACCTTTGATTTCTTCTTCAAGTTTTAGTTGCTCATTTAGTTCATCAATCCTTTGTGTTCTGAACTCAATCGCAGTCTCATAAAAATCTAAATGATTTGTTTTGTACATTGATACCAACTCACTCATAGATAATCTATTGATCTCCATTTTGTGATTTGGATTACCTTTGACTAATAAAGATAACTGAGTCTGTGCATACTCATATCCATTACAAGCTCCATAATACGCTTGGTCACATAGTATCTGTCCAAGTGTTTTAGATTCTCTTACTGGATTACTTGTCATACATTCATCATGTAATTCTTTCCAGAATTCTGTGATTACATTATAGATTGTTTTTACATTTTTATACATAGTTATTCTCCTATTTTATTAATTTATAAATACAATACATACATTACTTCTTTCATTACTTCTTAAAGAAATGATAATATATATATCATATATAGGAATAGCGTCCCACTCGCAGTAGTCATATGCGGAAAGTTGTTGCACCTTTAGGTGCGACCACTTTTCAGCTTGCGTGCATTGACTGCAAGACTGGTGGCGCTACCTTACCAAATCGATATAGATATATTCTTCGAACACCCATGAGGGTATCTCCGAGTGCGGAGGAGATAGAGTAAATGGTTGCGTTAGCAACTCCGTAAGGATGCGAGGCAATAAACAAACTAACACTCATTGATTGATATTGTTACTTACACTTAGTCTTGTACTTACGTAGTAGAGTATACAACATTAGTCAGCGTACTTGAGGTAGGTATTTTAGGCGTAGTTTGGGTCAAGAGACACAAGAGACACAATCAAAGTACGAACGTAGGCAAGAGGTTAATTCAAAACGTCTAGATTACTTTTCTAGGGGGGTTTTAACAAGGCATAGGGCGTAATAATATAACAGTGGGTGCGAAACAATATATAGGAGGTATGCAATAAGTCTCTCAGAGTTGACACACACACAAGGAAACGATACAAAGAGATATGACAGAGATAACCATGAAGTTCTCAGTTGCTCCAGCAGTTTTATTCCTAGAGACACAGCTACCAGAAAAGGTCATAGGGGGTTTGAACACATACCTCGATGCACGCCATAAGAAGGGTGGAGAGGATTTTGGAAATAAACTGGTAGGTCAAATATCCCATGGGGAACAGTTAAAGATCGATTCCGAGGATCCATTGATAACCCCATTTGTTAATATTGTGGCGTATATGTCACAGGAGTACATAAAACAGTTTTGCAGGACTATAGGAGTTGACGAATTAAAAAGAACTCCCCATGTTCACAGCCTATGGTCAGTTCATTCATACGAGAGAGACTACAATCCCTTGCATGACCACGGAGTTGATACGCTTATGGGCTTATCATTTACCACATGGACTAAGATTCCGCCCCAGATTGCAGAGAAAGATGGCTATAAGGCAGCAGATCTCTACAATTCTAGTGGGATCGCAGACGGATTCCTGCAATTTCACTTCGGACAGACAGGCATACGGGGTTTGGAGGAGCTAAGACCACCATTCTCACGGACTATCAAGCCCGAAGTTGGTAAACTACTGATGTTTCCATCCTGGACACAGCATTGTGTCTACCCATTCGAGGGTGAAGGAGAGAGGCGTACAGTAGCAGGTAACCTTAATATGGTAGATACAGACCTGATCGACTCAGATTCGTCTGTTTGATACCTTAAAATCAATTTAAACACTATTTTAAAGGAGAGATAACTATGCCAATGGTTAATGGAAAGAAATACCCCTACACTAAAGCAGGGATGAAGGCAGCAAGTGCAGCCAAAAAGAAAAAGAAGAAGAAGAAAAAGGGCATGAAGTAATGGCTGATTTTTATGGAAGGTCTGTAAATCAAGCATCTATTGCTAATGAGCTTAAAGTTTATAGACAAATGGGTAAGTCCAAAGCAGATGCTAAAAAAACATTGATGTATAATTTAAATTTAAGTTCAGAAGAAGCTGATAGTGCATTATCTAATTATAACCCTGAACTAAATATACAATCAAACAATATGAAGTTTATGAAATAATGGCATCACCTAAACCTAAGAATAAAGCCCTATACTCTAGGGTAAAAGCAGAGGCTAAACGCAAGTTCAAGGTATATCCTAGTGCTTATGCTAACGCATGGCTTGTCAAAACGTATAAGAAGCGTGGTGGCAAGTACTAATGGCCTATAAGGGGGGTTTACGTAAGTGGTTCAAGGAGGACTGGCGTGATGTTAAGACCGGAAAGAAGTGTGGGCGTAGCGGTAAGAAGGATAAGAACCGACCATACCCTGCTTGTAGACCTAAAAAGGTAGCCAAACGAATTACAAAGAAAGAAGCAGCTAAAAAGACTGGGCCGAAAAGAGTAAGCTGGTCTGTTACTGCATCAGGAAGAAAGAGAAAAACAAATGCCTAAATCACCAGCCTGGCAACGTAAAGAAGGTAAAAGCCCTAGTGGGGGTTTGAATGCCAAAGGTCGTGCATCTTACAATAAGGGCAAAACAAAGACTGGAAAAAAGCGTAACCTGAAAGCTCCAAGCAAAAAGGTAGGCAACCCTAGACGAGCATCTTTCTGTGCTAGAATGAAGGGAATGAAAAAGAAATTAACCTCTGCAAAGACTGCAAGAGATCCGAACTCTAGAATTAACAAATCACTTAGAGCTTGGAATTGCTAATTAAAGGATAATCATATGATGAAATTTTTAACAGTAGACAATGAAGTTGCTACTATACAAAACAATAAAATTGTTAGTCCAGGTTCACGCTTTGATGGTATGGATGTAAAAACTAATGCTGATATTGAAAAGATATTTGGTGTAAAAGTGGGTAAAAAAGATTTATCACCTTACAAAAAGACTGCTGAGAATGATCTATATATGGGAGATCCTGGAGAGCAGCGTTTATATGAAGATGCTGTGAAAGCATATCGTGGTGAGATCAAAGGCCCAAGAGCTATGGAAACAATGGATGCAGTCCAGGGAGAATTTCCTGCTAGTATTATGGATCGTATTCGTCAAGATGCACTTAAACCTACACAACCTGCATATCCAGAAGGTAGAAAGACATTTCAATATCCTGGATTAGACCAAATGGGAACTCCTAGTTATCCAATGCAAATGAAAACAAAATATGCAGATCCAATGCAACAACCACAAGTAAAATCTACACCAATGAACTTAAGAAAAATGTTATTGGCAAACTTAACGGGGTTACTATAATGGCTGGACACGGAGGAAAACGCAAAGGTGCAGGTAGACCTGTAGGAGTTATAGCAGGAACAAAGCAAGAACGCCTGGATGCTAAACTAGGTAAAGGTCAAACAACACCATTAAAGTATATGTTAAATCTATTGAATAACCCACAGGTTTCTGTTGAAAAGAAGATGTGGGCTGCAAAGGAGTCAGCACCATATGTACATTCTAAACTATCATCTGTTACTAAAACTTTGCAAGGTGATGATGATAAGCCTGTTGCTGTTACTATTGGCTGGAGAAAAAAGAAATAACATGCTGGAAGGATTAATATCTTTAGGAAAAAATTTATTTTCTTCAGAACCAGAAAGACCTTTAGGGTTAATTGAACAAGGCCCAATAACAGAATTTAATAATCCTGGTAATATTGAAATAGGACAAGGTTATGCAGGTGAAACAGGTGAAACATACGCTGATCGTTTTGCTACATTTGATTCACCTCAAATGGGTATAAGAGCTATTGCAAAAGATATTACTACAAAAATTAAAAGGTTTGATGGCAACCTATTAAATATAATAAATCAATATGCACCTGATAATGAAAATGATACAAAAACTTATTACAATTTTGTAAAAAATAAAGTAGGAAAAAATATAGTATCAGAAAAAGATTTACCTGCTATAGTACAAGCAATTATTATAATGGAAAATCAACCAGGTATTGCTGAACAATATTTAAATAAAGATATTTTTGATGAAGCTATACAGCTTTCAAAATANGATTTAGATTCTAATATGGGAATAGACGAAGCTAGAAGTTTTATTAGAGATGCAGATTGATATACCTTATGAACCTCGCCCTTTACAGGAAAAGATTCATAACGAACTAAAAAGATTCAATGTTATTTGCTGTCACCGCAGATTCGGTAAGACTGTATTTGCAATCAATCATTTAATTATGACTGCATGTGAAAAGCAAAATGCAAGATTGGCGTATATCGCACCAACATATCGCCAGGGTAAGGCAGTCGCTTACGACTATTTAAAAGAATATACGGAACCCTTAATGAAACTTGGTGGAAAACGTCACGAAACTGAACTCAAAGTTGATCTATGGAATGGATCAAGAGTTCAAATCTTTGGCTCTGATAATCCTGATGCACTTCGTGGATTGGGATTTGATGGCGTATGCATGGATGAGTTTGCATTGATGTCTCCTAGAACATGGACAGAAGTTGTTAGACCAGCTGTGTCAGACAAACTTGGTTATGTAATCTTCATTGGAACTCCAATGGGACATAATCAGTTTTGGGATGTTTACGATTTTGCAAAACGAACAGGAAAGGATTGGTATGCACAATTACATAGAGCAAGTGAAACAGAAATTATCTCAGCTGAAGAATTGGAATCTGCTAGAGAAACTATGCCAGAAGATCAATTTGAGCAGGAGTATGAGTGTAGTTTTCAAGCTGCGGTCTCTGGGGCATACTATGGAAAACAAATTCAAAAAGCTGAAAAAGAAAATAGGATTACAGAAGTAGATTATGATCCTAGCCTGGATGTAGAAACATGGTGGGATTTAGGAATAGGTGATTCAACTTCTATTTGGTTTGCACAACGAACTGGTGAAGAAGTAAGACTCATTGATTATTATGAAACCTCAGGTGAATCACTTGCACACTATGCTACAATCCTTAGAGATAAAGGATATAAATATGGTAGACATGTTGGCCCTCACGATATTACAACAAGAGAACTTGGTACTGGTAAGTCCAGGTTAGAAGTTGCTTATGATCTTGGATTAGACTTTGAAGTATGTCCTCGATTAGAAGTAGATCATGGTATAGAAGCTGTGAGGAATAGTTTAGATAACTGTTGGTTTGATAAAAACAGATGTAAATATGGTATTGATTGTTTGCGACAATATCGAAAACAGTTTGACGATAGAATGCAAACATTTAAAAATAAACCCCTACACGATTGGAGTTCACACGCTGCTGATGCATTTCGCTATGGCTGTGTTATTGATGGCCCAACAAGAACTGACTGGACACAACCCATGAATGTAGATACAAGATATATAGTTTAAGGAAATATATGGCAAAAGGTAAACCACTAGACGAGTATGTAATCTCAGGTATTTTAGGAGATCATATTAAAAATAGTTATGGATTTTATTCTTCTGAATTAACAGAATCTAGACGCAAAGCTAATGAATATTATTTTGGTGAAGCATTCGGTAATGAAGTAGAAGGTAGATCACAAGTTGTTTCTACTGATGTAGCTGATACTATTGAATCAATCTTACCACCATTGCTTAGAATATTTACTGCAAGTGATAATGTAGTTAGGGTAGAACCTATTGGACAAGAAGATGTACAAATTGCTGAACAAGCAACTGATTATCTTAATCATATTTTTAATAAAGATAACGAAGGCTTTACTATTCTGTACTCAATGTTTAAAGATGCATTGCTACAAAAGAATGGTATATGCAAAGTATATTGGGATAACTCTGAAAAAGTTGAAAGAGAAACTTATGAAAAGTTATCTGATGATGAATTTACAATGCTTGTTGATGAAGATGGTGTAGATGTAAAAGAACATACTGAGTACGAAGATGAAACATTCCTAGAACAAAAATCAAAAGCAGAAGATGTATTAGCAGAACAAGAAGATTCTTTACAAGCATCATTGATGAGAGATGAACTTAACAAAGTTCCAACACCAAAACTACATGATGTTGTTATAACTAGAAAAGAAACATTTGGTAAAATTAAAATAGAACCAATACCACCTGAAGAATTTTTAATTGAACGCCAGGCTAAGTCATTAGCTGATGCAAACTTTATGTGTCATAGAGTTCCAACTACTCGTAGTGCATTAATTGAAATGGGTTTTGATTATGATAAAGTTTATTCACTACCAAGTGAAAACAAAGAACAATACAATCAAGAACGCAGCACAAGATACAGAAATGTAGATGATGATTATGATAGAACAGTAGGTGATGCATCTACTGAAGAAGTAATTGTTTATGAATCTTATATTAGAATGGATGTTGATGGTGATGGAGTTGCAGAACTTAGAAAGATAACTTCTGCTGGTGATAGTGGATATACTATTCTTGATAATGTTGCTGTTGATTCCCATCCTTTCTGTTCATTAACACCTATCATTGTTCCACATAGATTCCATGGTAGATCTGTTGCAGAGTTAGTGGAGGACATTCAGTTAATTAAATCTACTGTTATGCGTCAGGTACTAGATAATATGTATCTAACAAACAATAACAGAGTTGCTGTTATGGATGGTCAGGTTAACCTTGATGATCTTTTAACAAACCGACCTGGCGGAGTTGTAAGAACAAAGGGCGCACCTGGACAAGTTATGATGCCTTTACAAAACCAAACACTAGGCAACCAGGCATTTCCATTATTACAATATCTTGATACCATTAAAGAAGAACGAAGTGGTGTTACCAAATACAATCAGGGTATGGATACTGATAGCTTAAATAAAACTGCTACTGGTATTAATACTATTCTTTCTCAATCACAAATGAGATTAGAATTAATTGCAAGAGTATTTGCTGAGACTGGTGTTAAAGATATATTCAAAAAGATATTTGAATTAGTTGTTAAATATCAAGATAAAGAACGCATTGTTAAAATTAGAAATAATTTTATTCCTATGAATCCGATGGAATGGAGAGATAGATGCAATGTTACTATCCATGTAGGATTAGGTACTGGATCTAGAGATCAACAATTACAAATATTAAATGGTATCCTTGGTAGACAACTTGAAGCAATTAAACTTCAAGGATCTGCACAAGGCCCAATTGTAAACTTACAAAACATTTATAATACATTGGCTCGCATTATTGAAAATGCAGGACTAAAAGATGTAGGTTCATACTTCACAGAACCATCTTTAGGTATGCAACAAATGCCACCAAAAAAACCTCAACAAACAGAGTTTGAAAAAGTTTCTCAAATACAAACACAACAAAAAGCAGCTCAAGCTCAAATGAATCACGAAAACAAAATGCGTGAACTAGAGCTTAAATATCAAAAAATGATATTAGACTTTGAAACAAAAGCAAAAGAGCTTGAATTAAAATACAAAGCTGATATAGATGAGAAAGCAATTAAGCGTGAAGCACTTGAAATGAAAGGTGTTAGTGATACTAATAAACAAATTTTAGATGCAACAAGCAAACAACTATTTGAACAAGAACAACCTGAGGCAGAAGTACAAATAAATGTCGGATCTCCAACAAGAGAGTAGTAGAGGCACAAGAGCCAAGGAAATTCTAGAAAACGAATTATTCAAAGAGACTTTAGATACACTAAAGAAATCTTATGAAGAAGCAATATTTCAAACTGGACCTACGGATGATAAGGGTAGATTTTCTATCTATCTTGCATACCAAATATTAGGTAAAGTTGAAAACCATCTCCGTACTGTTATGGAGACTGGGAAACTTGCAGAGAGACAATTACAAGATCTCCGCAAGAAATAGCACCACCCATTCTGGAGTGCTCTAATTAACACTAACCATAAGGAGTGTATATATGGCTGATGAAGCTATGAATGTAATAGATGCTGGTGAAGTTATTAAAGGTCTTATGACTGGAGAAACTAAACCTGTT